ATGCAATCACAACGAGAACAATCAATGAATGCATTGAAAGACGTTTGGGTTCAAATCCAAGATATTTTAGTTCCTGTAATTGATATACTGGTAAAAGTTTTAACACCCACATTACAAATCGTCGGCGCTTTTATCAAAGGTTTTATAAAACCATTCCAAAAAGTAGCCGATATGATATTTGGAGCAGGAGAAAATACAAAAAAATGGGAGAAATTTTCAAAAAAAATGATCCCTGTTGCAGAAAAGATTGGAGAAGTATTCGGTACATTATATGTAATAATCCCAATTTTAGCGGTTGGATTTGGAAAAATTGCAGCATTAGCCAGTGTATTTAGTCAAACTATGGGGAGGTTTGGTAAAATTTTCAAACCTATAGTTTCTATGTTTCGGAGTGTAGTGGGTTTTGTTGCAAAAATGGCGAAAAACATATCAAATGTTGGGGGATTGATTGGTAGAATTTTAAAACCTGTTTCATTTTTATTTAAAATCGTATCTAAAATAGGATTATTTTTCGCTAAATGGTTAAATCCTATTGGATGGGTAATTTTAGCAGTTGAAACATTGTGGAGGTTTGTTTCGGATATGTTTTCTGTGTGGAGTGATGAAAGCACAAGCGTGTTTGAGAAAATTTTACGAACATTATTTGGGATGCCGAAAGCAATACTTGCTGCTCTTTGGTCTCCATTTGAAATGGTATTTGACTTGGTCGGAAATTTATTCGGCGTGGATAATTTTGGAAAAATGATAACAGATAAAGTTGGATCAGCATTTGATAACGTCATAAAATTGGTTGTAAATCTATTCAGCAATTTTGACTTTTCCGGTATGTGGGAATCGTTGAAAAATTCGGTTAGTGGTGTCTGGGAGTGGATAAAATCAAAATTTGATTTTAGTTTTATATCTGATAAATTAAAAGGTATAATGGATTCTAAATGGAACCCCGGTAACTGGTTCGGAGATGACGATGAACCTAAAATGGCACGTGGTGGAGTCGTAACAAAAGCAACCAAGGTTACAGCAGGTGAAGCTGGTGCTGAAGCAATAATACCATTAAGTGAATTCAATCCATTAAACAGTTTAGTTGACAAACTTTCAGCTGGGTTGGGTGGTTCATCAAATTCTGAAATGTTAGAAGAACAAAGAAAAACGAATGTATTACTAACGGATTTGGTTACTGCACTTAAAGCTGGTGGAATATCTGTTAATATGGATGGAAAAAAAGTTTCACGTCAGCTAGCATCCGCTGAAAAATATGATTTCTAATAAAATCCATATCATAGATATTTATTGATATGGCATTGGTAAATACTCCAGTTGATGGAAGTCCATTAATATTATTACGACAAAACAGCGAATCATTTAAGATTTTTCGTGAAAACAAAAATGCGTTTTATTCACCACGTGGATTGGGTAATTCAGAACCTAAGAGTACTTTGCCTGGAAACTATTTTGATAATGTTGCTAGATTTGAAGATGCTGAAAATGATATTTATGGTCGTGGGTCAATTTACGCACAAGATGTTCCGTTTTCAAATTTTGGATTTAGACAACCTTATGTTTGGACTGAATTAAACGATTCCAATTTTAAAAAATTTATTAAACGGTATGACAATCGTGCTTTGCCTATTGGTTCAGCAATACAAGATCAAGAAAGACTTAGTAAAATGTTATTGTCAGGTCAAGGGTTGAAACACATTGCAACTCAGTTTTTACTACAAGGTCAAAATGCGTTTGATGAAACTAGATTATATAATCCATTGAGTATTAATTCAGCAGCCGCAAGACCAATTGGTTCTATATTCGGTCAAGATAGACCGCTTAGATTTATAGATACAGGAGGCGGTATCGGTGGTGCTATACTTGGTTTGTTTGGATTTGGTGGTAAAAGTACCACAGCCCCAAGATCAACGGTTGGTGATACAGCATTATCAACGTTGGCATCGGGCCAAGGTGCTGGTTTGCTTCGTGGTCATACAGCAGCAGGTGGAAAAGCTCATTTTGACGCGATTTGGTTAGATGGCGGTGAATCTGCTTCAGGTGGATTATTGGGTAAACTGGGACAATCGCTTAAAAATAAATTAAAAACATTCACCGCTCCATTTTCTGGCATTTTTGCCAGTGGTCAAGAGGAATTTTACAGAGGCGACGAAACATCATATAACACTATGGTTCGTAGTGGGGTTGCTAATACAACCGGTCCGTTGGTAAGAAATTTCCCAGGTAACAATCTTAGTTTAATTAAAAATTTCAACGGTGGTTCAGTTACACGAGAAGATCCTAGGAAGGCTGAAAATAAATATTTAGATAACACAATTGATCCGTTGGTTGTGGATAATAGAAATAATAAGGCGTTTGATTCTGTTAGTATTAAAAATAAATTTACAAATTCAATTGTAAACAAATCAAATGAATTAAGTGTTCCAAGTCCAAATATTAATCCGATTGACAACAAAATAATCAATGATTTAAATTCTAAATTTGAAAACACGGAATTATTTGACTACTCCCGTTTAAATGCTATAGCTAAAACATCTGAGGCTCAACATAGAAATTACAAAGGGGCTGGAAGACATCCAACTCAGGGATATTATAAAAAATCAAACAGTAAAATCACAGGAGATAATATTGCTTTCAACTCACGTGAAAAGAAATTTCTTTTCCCCAACGCATCAGGAAATGAAGCTGAAAGAGGGGATTTGGTCAATCGTCTTGGAATTATTGATTTCAAACAACAAGACAATTACAAAAATGGAAAATCTGACATTATTCCATTTTTCTTCAATGATCTTGTAAATGGAGAATATATAATTTTTAGAGCTACACTCAAAGGCATTTCACAAAATACAAATCCAGAATGGAATGACATAAAATACTTAGGCAGAGCAGACAAAGTATATTTATACAATGGTGTAACTCGTGATTTGTCTTTCAATTTCAGAGTGTATGCTTCGTCATATGAGGAAATGAAGCCTATGTGGAAACGAGTTGATAGATTACAAGGGCTGTGTTACCCAAGCACAAACCTGGATATTGTAGATGGTGGTAAATATAAAGCGATGGTACCTCCATTTATGAAATTGACAATTGGCGATCTATATGTAAATCAACCATCAATAATTAAAAGTTTCAGTATAAGTATACCAGACGAATCCCCATGGGAAATTGGAAGAACATCCGGTGATAAATTGCCAATGATAGTTGATGTAAATATAAGTTGTACATTGATTGAAAAAACTTTACCAGCCGCTAGAAATTTAAGATTCGGCGACCCATTGGAATATGTTGAGAAAATAAACGCTCCAAGACCTCCGACTAAACCTAAAAATAGTAAACCTGAAATTGCACCTGTTGATTTATCAGAGGAAAAAACTCAAGAAAGACAAGACGCGGGTATTACACCTGTTCCTGATGCCACAGTTACCACGACCACAACCACAATAACTTCACAATTTAAAGGTAGAATATTACCTGATCCTGAATTTAGAGATTTCCCAACTTCCCAGGGAAGCACTGCATCCGACGATTTTTAATTATGGCTAGATACCAAAATATACCAGCACAAAAAAGATTTGATGGGTCACTATCATTTCCATCTAGAATTATTCCTAATATACCCATTTCTGAAAATGATATTTACATATATTCCCAAGATGGAGATACGTTTGACTCATTAGCTCATAAATATTATGAAAATTCAAGTCTATGGTGGATCATAGCGGCTGCTAATAAAGGTGGAAAAGGAACAAGATTTTTAAAACCTGGTATTCAAATTCGGATACCAGTGAGTTTTCAACAAGCGTTATCCGAATTTGAAAGTTAAAATGTTATGCCAGATTATAATTCAGACACATTTTACGCACTAACTCCAATCAGAGAGTGGGTCGTAAAAGAAATTGAAAATAGAGAAAAAGATTTCGGATTTTCAACTGCGGATAGTATACTCAAATATGACGGTTCAACGCCATATAAAGGTCCAAAGTCTGCATGGGTTAGGGTTGTGTCTAATGCCCAAGTTTCGCTGCCAGTTGTATCAGGGAATGGATTTCAACTATTTACCCAAGATGGTTTTGATAAAATTTACGGATTTGGAAATTCAGGTAACTCATTTACCCAAGGTGTAATTGGATATGATATATTTGGAAACGAATATACATTGCCAAATACAATGCCTAACTTACATAGACCACCTCCTGGAGTTTTATCACTATCCACTGAAACTTTAGGTGGAGATGGTGGAAAATATAAAAAGGCAACGGTCAAGGCTTCAGTTTCATCAAAATTTCAATTGGATTATCTTACTCCGTTTTTTTTAGTTCCGGGTATAACATGTTTTGTTGAATGGGGTTGGAATAATTTTAACCCAGCAAGTTCAATAAATGTTTCAAGTGACGAAGAGAGATTTAAAAGATTCGAAAATCCATTGGATGGAAACGCCGCTCAAGAAAAATCAAATGGAAATTATGACTCTATATTTGGTCGTATAACTAATTATGAATATAGTTTAAGATCTGATGGTGGCTTTGATATATCATTTGATATTCTACAAGTAGGGGAGGCAATTCATGGATTAAAAATGAAAACCGTGAAAACTGAACCGAAGAAAAATGAAGACGATAATCAATCACAATCATTTCCAGATTATATTGACAAAAATTTGATAAATATTATAGACAACGAGAAATATCAAGAATTTTCCAAACCATTTGATGTAAAAGGACGGGTGATTACTGAAAAATATTGGAGGGAAACTCATACACTGAGTAATAATGAAACTTCTATACCTGGAAAAGGTAAGTGGTTATCATTTGGTTTGTTTGTGGATATTGTAAATTCATTTATAAATTACACTTCAAATACAGGAGTTGATAAGTCAAAAACTACAGACATGTTCAAGATAGTTATAGATAAAATTAATGATCATCCATCAGCAAGGGATGAGTATATTTCAGCAACTCCAAATTTAAAAACGATTGATGCTTCGATCCTTCTAATTCCCAATGAAAAAGCTCCATCGTTAAATTTTACAAAAGGCGGGAAGGAAGAATTTGAAAATGGCTTTGTTGAAACGTTAGGAGATGATGAATTTGCAGAGGCAAAAAAATCATTACAATCAATCGCAAGTGAAAATGGTACTGGATTATCAACTAAACGAGTAAATTTAAGTAATTTATTTGATTCAAATCCAATTTCGGGAAAACCAAAATTTCCAGAATATAGTCAAGATTTAACAGTAGATGGTAAACTATACGTGAAGAAAGGATATTACGGAAAGTTGTCTGATTTATTTATATCATCTGAATTGGTGCTGGATGCTGTAAGTGGAAATTCATCATTCAAAGGAATGTTAATGTATATATTATCTAAAATGTCAGCTGCTGCCTGTAATATATGGGATTTCAGCATAGTTCCATTAGATCCAAGTCAAGGTTCAAATGGAATTCATACAATACGAGATAGTAATTTAGCCACAAACATTTCACTTTTCAGGGATAAATTATACACATTCAATCCATTATCTAGTAATAGTGTAATAAAAAATTTAACATTTGGTATAAATTTACCCGATTCAGTTGCAACCCAAACCATGTTATCTTCTCGTACAAAAAATGGAGACCGTGATGAATATGCATTTCACACACAAGTACGTGGAACTAGCATAACTGATCCGATGATAAATAAACTGTTACTAAAGGATGAAGTAAAAAAGAAGATAGAATCAAACACAGTTGCCGCAACAAAAACAATTGAACCAAATTTATACTGTAAATTAAAAATCAAAAACTCAACTATTAAATTTGCTGAACCAAATGATGATATCATGAGAAATCTGATAACAAGTGATAAAAATTTATACAACAGTGCAATTTATAATGGATTGGTTCCTGGTGTAGAAGTTGAAATAGAAATGCTTGGCATATCAGGATTGAAATTTTTAGATGTATTCTCATTGAATGGAATTTCAGATGCATATTCAAAAAACGCTGTATACCAAGTTAAAAATGTGAAACATCAAATATCAGATCATATGTGGACAACTACAATAACAGCCGGATTAAGACCATTTCCAGAAGTTCTTGCATTTGCTGAAATTGAAACCAAATGAATTTAGTTGATAAATATTTTCAAATTGATTCTATACCGGATGGACTTACAAACTCGGATTTTCCAGTGTCATATAAACCTGTACCGACAGAGGAAGAATATACCGAAGGTGAAATTTATAGATTTTTTGCTATACGAAGAAATTCAGGTGAAGTCACTGAAGTGCGTGATAAAAATTTATTAAAACTTGACATTTCTCCATTATATGATACAGTACGTATACTATGGTATATTTCAGGGCCAAGTAGAAATATTATGAATGGACGAACAATTCAAACTCAAGGCGTTTTTGAGAAAAATCAAAAATCAATTGATGAAAATTCAAAAATATACCCTGAACTTCGTGATTTTCTGAATAATCCATTGGAACTTTACAGAGGTTTTTAATCTTTTTTCTAAAAAAAGTTATTTTAACTTGACACTGTACTTATTATATAGTACAATATTAGTACAAATAAATAAAACATAATATTAATGTACTAATATGTACTAAGTAATTTATAGTACAGTATTTAGTACTAAGTATATTGTACAGTATTTTTTTATTGACATTCTGAAATTTATATGATATCTTTGGGATGTGGATTTTAAAATTATTCAAACAGAATTAGAATTAGAAGATTTCAAGCAAAAAATAAAAAACAGAAATGTATTTTTACATTGCATACCCGTATCTTCATACAAACATCCATGTTCAGATGAAATTAGTATCATTTTTGTGAAGTCCATCTCAAATGATGTAACATATGCAATTTGCATAAACCATACAGATACTTTGAGTGATATTCCTGTTAGCAGGTGCTGCCAAATACTCAACACAATGACAAACAAACGATACGTGGTCAACAAGAAGAGTTTTTGTCAATTATGCGATGTCTGTGATACGTTAGATGTACAGATTCTAGGATACTTGAATAACATTGAAATAAACACTGAGATTAATCTACCAGTACATAATTTTTACAGATTCAATTTTAGAGAGTGTAATAGTTTGAATACGATCATTCCTTTGAATAAACACCTTGAAATCTTTGAACAAATTTACGCAAAAGTGAATGAGGTATTGAATTCAGAATCTAACCGTTTACATTTACAATCTTTTTTAGGATTGAATGATAATATATTGGATACTTTATGTCAAATTGAAAAAAATGGATTATTTGTTGACGTTGAAAAGTTTGGAAGAAGTTTCAGTACTGAAAAAACAAAACATATTAATGATAATCTAATATATTCTCAGTACAACATTTTAACATCCACTGGCAGACCTTCAAATGCTTTTGATGGAATTAACTTTGCAGCTCTAAATAAAGATGATGATACCAGAGAATGTTTCATTTCACGTTTTGGAAACGATGGGAAATTGATTGATTTTGACTTTACAGCATTCCATCCTCATTTGATTGCAAATTTAATTAATTATGACATTGATCCTGATTTGAACATTTATGAGTATTTGGGTACATATTATTTCCACAAAAAGAAACTGAATATTGTGGAGTTGAATAATTCAAAATCACTTACATTCAGACAACTGTATGGTGGAGTTGAACATAAGTATAAAAATATACCATATTTCAAAAAATGGAATGAATACATTACCCAACGTTGGGATTTTTTCCTTGAAAATGGATATGTTGAGACTCCTGTTTACAGTAGACAAATCAATCTTGATCACATTGGAGACGATGTAAACCCAAGCAAACTCAGCAATTACATTCTCCAAGCCTATGAAACGGAACATGCATTGGGAATTACAAAAGATGTGAATATGCTTTTGAAAAATTCAAAATCTAAAATTGTATTGTATACGTATGACTCTATCTTAATTGACTTTCACAAAGATGATGGAATTGACTTGGTGAGGGAAATTAAAAGAATTATGATGTATAACAATAAATTTCCAATAAAAATTAAGGCGGGTAATAATTATAAACAGTTACAAAAACTAAAAGTTTAAAAACCTGTTATATTTATTGCCTATGAACATAAAATCATTTTTAAATGACATACTTTCCGAGATATGTCTGGACGACAGAATTAAGGATGGAATTTTCAGAATTGAAAACACTTATCACAAATCAATATTACGTGAGTATTTGACTCAACGTGTTGGATATGATGTTACCCATGAGTTGATGGAAAATTTGAAAGTTGATGAAGGAAATTTTCCCGAACGACAAGCATACAACAAAGATGGTATTTTAGTTACATTTCCTGATGCTGAATCGAAGAAGGCTGCTTTAAAACGTGGAAGTCATTTTCCAAATGACCCAACTGGAGGTTCAGCGAAAAGTAACGACGATGAAAAATCAACAACAGATGATGAAGAGGATGATACATCCAGCGATTCTAATGTTGAAGATGAAGAACCTGACACCGAAGATTTATTTTCAGATTTTGATTCACCTGAGAAAGCTGAAATTGACAAACAATTTAAGTTTGATCTACCATTTGCAAACGATGACGACTTTGAATTCCGTGAAAGGGAATCTGGAGATGATACTGAATCAGATGAAACTCATCACGTTTACGATGTTTTGGATTCAATAAAAACCAAAATAGAAGCAATGAAATCAGACCCATCAATTGAAACCTCGGATGGTATTAATTGGGATATGCTTCACCCTACAATTTTATTTGCTTTAAAGCAGAAATGGGAATTTGATAAAAGCGGAAGATGGTTTGATGAAAATAATAAATTTAGAGCATCAACTGATCGTCGTGGGATTTTAGATCCAGCGAAAGTTGAAGACAAAGATGAAATGTTACTTTGGATGGATGATTATTTGAAACGTAAAGGTTCAAAAGCTGATGTATAAAAGTCGTTCACATTTATTATGTACATTTACGAATAAAAAGGAATGTGAACAAACATTACTATTGGTCAATAATTCTCATGAAATATTGTATAATAAAATATACATTTTACAAAATGTTGACAATGATTATCAGTTATACATAACATACAATGTTGAATTAGGTAGGGATGATGAATTTTTGCCAAAAACCATTTCGGTACACCGAAAAAAACAAACGAATACTTTATATACGATTAATGCTTTGAATGAAATCATCAAAGAAAATAATGGCGGTAAAATTGACGAACGATATGAAATTGACTGGTCAGATTATACCAACACGTTATTGCTTACAAATGATGACGGTGCAAATATAATCAACACTAAACTATACAAGATCATAAATGTATGAAACCTGTTTGTAATGTATTCCCAAGTAATGTTGATGGAATGGATTGGAAAATTCAAGATTCACATTCAGCATTAAATATAGTAGAACCAACCGAACTTGAATTTTCACGGAGAAATCAAAATATATCAATTCAGAATCAAGGAAATATTGGTGCTTGTGTTGGTATGAGTGGAAAAGTGGTTCTCAATAGCATACCCAAATTTAAAGATGATAATTTGAGTTCTATGTGGGTTTATAAAAACGCCAAATATTATGATGAATGGAAAGGTGAAACATACAGCGGAACCTCCATTACAGGTGCTTGTGAGGGATTGCGGATAGACGGAGTTTGTTTAGAAGAATATTACCCATATAACAAGTTAAATGAAGATATAACTCCTGCTGAATTTGCAAAAGATGATGCCGCCAAACGAAAAATCCATGCTTATTATTTTGTTGATGTAAATGATGAAAATTGTAAAGCAAAAGTTAAGAGATTGATAAAGAATGAAAACTTATGGTGGTCATTTTTGACATATGACTATGTTTATAATATACCAGGTTCTGGAATAATTGATTCAGAACAATATCTCAATAGCGAAAACACAAACGGCGGACATGCTGTAAGTATAATTGGTTGGAAAACAATCAATGGAAAACTATACTGGGAATGTCAAAATAGTTGGGATTCAACTTGGGGTGACAATGGATTTTTCTTCATTGACCACGATCTTGCAAAACAAATATCAATCAGCGGATTTTATTACCTTGAATCATTTGAAGAAGCTGACTTTGTTGCTAAAAAACAATCAAAACAAATCAACCAAGAAAAGGTTGAAAAAAAGAAAAAGAAGAAGCAAATGTTAATTGCTGTAGGTGCTGTGGTGATAGTAATTATCGGTGCTTGTATCTTTTTTTTATAAAAAGTTCTTATAATTTTACAAACACGATTTTCGTGGTATAATTAGATATTTATTAATGCCGACTATAATTGGCGTAATTGAAAAATAAAAACTAAAAAATAAGGAATGACAAATGGACATTGCAAAAATGAGACAAAGACTGGGAGAAATCTCAAACAAAAACAAAAGAACGAACAATTCTTGGAAACCATCTGAGGGAACTCAGAATATTAGATTGGTTCCATGTAAAGAACAACCGGATAATCCTTTTATTGAGCTGAAATTCCACTACGGATTCAATGGAAAAACTTATCTGTCACCAACTTCATTTGGTCGACCAGATCCAATCGTTGAGATTGCTAACAAACTTAGAAATTCAGGCGATAAAGACGACTTTGAATTGAGTAAACAATTTTACCCAAAGATGCGTATCTACGCTCCAGTAATCGTACGTGGAGAAGAAGACAAGGGTGTAAGATTTTGGGGATTTGGAAAACAAGTATATCAAACATTATTAGGCATCGTTGCTGATGAAGAGTATGGTGATATTACCGATTTGAAAAATGGTACTGACATCACAGTTGAGTATATTTCAGCTGAAGCCGCTGGGAAGAATTTTCCAGAGACTCAAATAAGACCACGTCGTAAGCCATCTGTTGTTGGTGACAAGGATGTAATTGAGGCTATAAAAAATCAATCTCCAATTTCTGACATATATGGTGAAGAACCTTCATATGAAACACTGAAAGCGGCTTTGGATGCTTATTTGAATCCAGAGGGTGAAGGAACGGAAGATTCAGATGATGAAACTGAAACTTCAAGTGAAACTAAGGTTGAGGAAAAGTCAGCGGTTGAAGAAAAGACAGAAGTTAAAGCTTCTTCTAAAGATGTAGAAAATGATTTCGATAAGTTGTTTAACAACTAATTCGTGTTGATTGGTTCGTTTAGGGTGGGATACCAGCATAACGCTGGTACCCACCTTTTTTAGTGTTAAAATCAAGGGAAAAATATATGGCAAAGAAAAAAGTAGAAGTAGAGGATACAGGTAGAGATAAATTGGCTGATGAAATAGCGGCTATGCTCAATAAAGCAAATAAAGACGGTGGAAATATCGCATTTGTTTTAGGTGATGATAATCCTGACGATCCTTCAAAAATCATTGATTGGGTTCCAAGTGGAAATGATCAATTGGATTTAGTGATGTGTAACCGACCAGATGCTGGTTTTCCAGTTGGGAGAATAACTGAGGTTACAGGTTTAGAACATTCGGGTAAAACGTTATTGTGTATGCACGCTTTAGCGGAAACACAGAAAAAAGGTGGATTGGCAGTATTCATTGATACAGAGTCTTCATTGGAAACAAATTTTGTAAGGGCAATCGGTGTAGATTTGAATACATTGCTTTACATTTCATGTGACCACGTTGAGGAAATTTACGACAACATTGAAAAAATTATTGAAAAGATTAGAGGGTCAACCAAAGATCGTCTGGTTACAATCGTCGTTGATTCAATTGCTGCTGCCAGTTGTAAAACTGAAATGGAATCTGATCATGGTAAAGATGGTTATGCAACCGCAAAGGCTATTATCAATTCAAAGGCAATGCGTAAGATAACCCAACTGATAGCGAGGCAACGTGTGGCGTTGATTTTCACCAATCAGTTGAGGGTGAAGATGAATGCCATGTTCGGAGACCCTTACACGACATCAGGAGGAAAGGCATTAGCCTTCCACGCTAGTTTACGGTTAAGATTACAAGCAATTGGTCAAATTAAAAATAAAGATAAAAATGTAATTGGAATTCAGACTAGATGTAAAATCATCAAAAATAGATTAGGTCCGCCTATGAGACAGTGTGAATTTGATTTGTTTTTTGACCGTGGTTTAGATAATTATGGAAATTGGATTGCCACATTGTCGGAACATAAAGTTCTACAAAAGGGTATGACAACAGATCAAAAGAAAAAGGCATTATCAGCAAATGAAAATGCTTTAGATAATTTGATTGAAGCATCAGGCGGACAAACCAAACATACATATCATTGTTCAGATGGAAAAATTTATGAAATCTGTAAAGATAATTTTACGAGATTGTTGGAAACTAATAAAACTCTGAAAGATGATTTGTATAAAGAACTTTGTGATATTCACATCATGCAATACAAAGATCAAACGAAGTGTGCTGACGAAGACATTGAGTATGATTTTGAGGATGGTGAAGGAATCGCAGAATAATTAAATTAAGGGTGGTTGAAATATACCGCCCTTTTTTATACAAAACCAAATGCAATTTTTCCGGACGCATTGGATGAATAATATGATTTTTCACCATCCAATTCTATTTTTCCAGTGAATTTTGGAGGATATATTGCTTTATATTCTTTTACATATACATCATCACCCTTTGTTTGGGTTGTTATGTGTAGTTGAATAATACTTGAGTTATTCAACAATGACAAAGCCTTGGATGAAAAATCTAAGTTGTCATTGTTATTGATACTATCGGCCACCAGTTTAGCAACAACACTCAATAAAGCATATCCAGTTCTAAATGAATTTGAATACTTAAATTTTTTAATTGATATTAATGTTTTTGCTTCGGGTGAAATTCCATCTAAATCTCTTTTGTCGTTTTTTATATAACTTTTAATCTCATTTTCCAAGTTTTTTGAAATGCTTAACCTCAGATATTCCGCAAGTCTAAATGGACCATCTATGATTGTGTTTGATTGTATAATTGTCAAAATGGGTATTATATCTGATAATTCGTTAAGTAGTTCTACATTTCCTGCTCTTTTTACATCGATATATGCTTTGTAAAGATTGCTGGAACTTGCTTTTGCTCCTTTTCCGCCTTTAGAACTTATCCCAATCATACCTTTTTTTGAAACAAAACTGCTGTCAATTAAATTTGTATTACTATTCATAGGCCATGATATACCCATTGTTGACCAGTCTTGTCCA